GTCCTATTTTCATACGTTTCTCCTTTTATTATCGGTATTTCATTTACTCGTTCAAAGTGATCATCACTGACTTCATCAGCAATAGTCATCACTTGCTGTCGTTGTACTTCATCCGAGACTTGTTCTTTAAATTCTGACATATTTTAGATTAGCTATTAGTCCTAAGACGTTCGCTCATTACATTTATTTTACATGCCTACTCAATACAGTTGCTAGGTCTTTTACAACTATAATCAATTTAATCAATACTGGTCGATCATTCCTAGTATAGCGTTTACTTACGACAATTTCCTGCCTTTCACTCCTTGCGGTAAACGAACGCGTGAGACTCTATTAGTTAAATTTTATATGCTCCAAACAATTCCGCGGAAACATATTTCCTCAGCATTGTTCGATAAGGTGTTATATTAGCATCCATTACTAGAGCAAATAAATGTGGACTATATTGATTTGCAAAATTTTCATATTTCTCTTCTCCATGTAGTGACATTTCTCTCAAAGCAGTTTCAAAATTCTCCTTTGTTTCGTAAAAATTACTTGAATAAGCACTACGACGAGTCCAATTAGGTATGTCACGTATAGTATCTTCTTTTAATGCCAAAACCCAACGTGCTGCACTTTTACACCACACAGGTTGTCGTTTCAAAATTTCAAATTCACTCCTTTGCACAAAAGGTTGTGTTACTTCTCTTTTTGCCCCAGTCGTTACTTTATGTCCCAAAAATGAAAACACAATTTCCAAAATTTGCATATTAAAGATTTCTTTTAAAAGATTACTTACACTTTGGAAAAAATCATCTCCATAGTAACCTGATCTTACATTAAAATAAAAGAAATCTGCATCTTCAAACTGTTCTGGTGGAAAAACTTTTCTATTAATTTCCAACGCTTCCCTCAAACTTGAAGAGCACAATCCCAAAACATTTGTTCGTCGAATTTCAAACTGCAAGAAAAAAAGCCATAATATTTAACAACATATTATACAAAGTATTTATTATTGCTG